CATTGCGTCAGCCATCTTGACGAACATCGCTTCTACCGAATCGCCAGCAAAGCCGAGGATGCCTTCTTGCACAGTCTTTGGCATCCGCATAGCGAGCTCTTTCTCTGCGATGTCAAGCATATTGCGAATTGCTGGGTAGCGCTGCTTGATCGCCCAAGAGATATCGTTTGTCTCTGACTCTGGGATATCATGCGCAACTGCGATCTGCAACGCTTTGCCAATGTCGAACTCGTACTTTTCATGCAGCTTCATTGTGATAGCAGCGACGAAAAATGAGTGCTCAGCAACCGACTCGTCTTTGACACGAGGCACATTACTGTAGCGGACAATATACGCCAGCCGATAGATCTTTTCGTAGAACTCTTCGTGAGTCATTCAATTTCTCCGTCGTATGTCGACACTGGAACACGTCCAGTGAAAGCAAGTTCTTGCAGCGCATGGTAGACTTCGTCATACGAGCAGCAGACAGTCTGCCCTGATGCAGCAAGCATCAAGTTGAACTTTTGTCCAGATTGACGACCAACCCAAACGTAGATGATCGGCACACACTCCGCGAAAGCGTAGCCACATTCCCAGATCGTACCAACGTCTTTGCCGTCAGTGATCGCCAGCACATAGTCTGCGTCTTTGATCGCGTTGACGTTCATCTTCAAAATCGCCTGCGCGTCCATGCCCTTGCCGTTTTCGAACAAACACTCGTCTTTCGGCGAGTAGTACGACAGTCCGACTTTGTCGAGCATCTGCTTCAGTTTCTGCAGAAGCTCGTCTTGCTCAGGCGTAAACCACGGGCCTGCGAGGTAAATCGAGTATTTCATTGCCATGCCTCCTTGTTAGGGTATAGTGCTATCATACTCATTTTTGACTGCAAAGTACATACTTACTTTCATGAAAGAGCATCCAACAGCGCATCTTGCACGCTAGACTTTGTCTGAAGCGCCTTGATGATGCGCTCATCGATCGTGTCTTTTGCAGCAATGTGGTGGATCGTAACAGCGTTCTTAACGCCTTGCCGATGGACACGAGCATTGGCTTGAATGTAGAGCTCAAGGTCCCAAGGGATCGAGTACCATGCGATGTCGTGGCAGTCGCTCTCCTGCAGATTGAGACCGTGCCCAGCAGAAACAGGATGCAGCAGTAACAACGGAATCTCGTTGCAGTTCCAAAGTTTGACGATCATCTCTGCGTCCGCTGTCTTGACGCCTCCGCCAAGAACTTTTGCTGTCGGAAACGCTTTCAACAGTTTTGCAAGATCATGCTGAAACTCGTAGAAGACCATCAGTGGTCGACCGTCAAGTGTTGCAACAAGCTCGTCAACCGCGCCGATCTTTTCGTCGTGGAGGTTGATGACGTTGCCTTCGTCCCCGTACACTGCGCCATTGCAGATTTGCCGAAGCTTTCCTGACGCAACTGCTGCGTTAACAGCGACAGAGACGTTGTCCTCATCCAACGCAGCGATGAAGGACTCTCGCATGCTTTCGTACACATCACGAGCAGCCTTCGGTAGCGTGACCTGGATACGGTTATCAATTCGCGCAGGCAGATCAAGTTCCTCGACACCCTTGTGCAAGATGATGTCGCTGATCTTGTCGTAGATCTTTTGGGCTGCGCCCTTTTGAAGCTTGTAGTCGTAGCCCATGTAGCCTGTCGGGTAGAAGTATTTGTTGCGGAATTGAGTGATGTATTTGCCGAGTCGTTCGCCCTGATCTAAAAGGTAGACTTGACTCCAGACGTTACCAAGACCGTTTGGCGCAGGAGTGCCCGTCAGTATCACACTGCGTTCGAACTGTGGCAGCAACTTTTTGACGATCTTAAAGCGCTTGCTGCCGGAATGCTTGAACAAGCTTGATTCATCGAAGACGATTTCCCACTTGTGCTTTTTGAAACTGAACTCTTTTGACTTGATGACTTTCTCAAGCCATTGTAGCCCTTCAGGATTGATGACATAAATGTCGTGGTCTTCAGCCAGTATCGCGCTCTTACGCGGTCCGTGCAGAACACCAATCGACATGTTTGAAAAGTTTGACCACTTGCGAAGTTCTAACGGCCACACTAGGCTGCAGACTCGCAGTGGAGCGATCACCAGCAGCTTGTTGACAGTGCCATGATGCTTCAGCACTCTGAAGCTTGACAGCACGATCGCTGTTTTTCCCAAGCCTGGTGACAAGAATAAGCCGGCGTCAGGGTGCGCCAGAAGCCACTCGATCCCTTCCAGTTGATACGATCTTGGCTTGAATATGATACCTCTAGACGCCTGCTTTACAGTGCTTGAGAAACTCATCTACACCTCCTCTTCCGTGCGCAACGTAAACATTCGCACCAGCTTCCTTCAGTTGGTTCAGTGTGTACGCTTGCAATGCGCTGAGGCTACCGCCTTCAGCTTTGACTTCAATAAACCAGACTTCTCCGTGCAGTAGCACGATCCTGTCTGGGACACCTCGTCTACCGGGTGAGACCCATTTGAAAGAGAGCCCACCCAGCAGTTTGACCTTTCGGTTCAAGTAAAGTTCGATCAAGCTTTCTCGCATCAATCACCCCTTGCGATTAACGCATTCAATTGCGACTCGATGTCGGTGAGTGTCTTTTCAGCGTCTTCTTTGTACGACCCCAAGAACGCACCATCGTATGTTTCGTCGATGAGCTTGATCTTTTCGATTGCAGCTAAGAGTTGGGTGTGTCTACGACTCTTTGGCTTTGTGTTGTTTGCAATCGAAGCTAACGTCACTTCGATAAAGCAGATCAATGTTACTTCTCGACGATCTTTGTCTGACAAGACTTCCACAACCGACATGCCGTCTCCTCTTAAGTGAACAATGGGCACATGTACTGATAGTCGCACCATTTACAGTACTGATGCTCTTTTGGAAGCCAGTGCTTCTCTCTGAAGAGCTTCGACACTCGAGTGTCCCAGACAGCGATCATATCGTTGATGTCTGAGCGGTGGTACGTATAGCCCTTTACATTCCCGGTCTTGGAGTACCAGAATTCAACATCGACCTCCGTGAACTCAGGATTGAGCTTCATGGTCAAGATCGAGTAGAGCTCTGCAGCTTGTTCGTAGCCATCGTACTCTTTGCCTGACTTGAGGTCGATGACCAGATTGCAGACCCTTGCGTCAGTCTTGCCTCTCAACCACGCGTTCGATGCGAACCACGGACGTTCAACGCCTTTGATGGGTTGCCAATGGTTGTCGACGACTAGCTCTTCCTCTGCGACAGCGTTGTGCTTCAGCAGGTTGGTGATCTCTGTCTCGAGCTTTGACAGCTCTTTCGGGATCTCAGTGATGACGCTATTAAGGAAGTCTTCCATCATCTTGTGAACCTTGATCCCGTACTCCAGCGCAGGAGATGCGCCCTTGCCTGGGATCTTGTCGAACCTTGCGAGCTTGTACGCAAGAGGGCATGCTTCGTACTGACCAAGCGCTGACAACGACCATGCTTTGACGTGGCATTGCTCGGGCTCCAACAGTTTGACTTGCGATTTAAACGCCATGATACTCCTCCAAGTCGCCGAAAGTATGACCGATCTTAGCGTCACTTATCAGCGGGACATCCCAGCCTGGTATCTCTTCCATCGCCCATTTGAGTAGTTTCATCTCTTCGTGGATGCGCTCTTTTGGGCAAGTGACGATGATCTCATCATGCACAACCAAGAGAATGCGACCCTTACGATCAGGGTGGTAGTGGTAACGCTTCATCGCTGTTTTTGACATGTCAGCCGAGCTCCCTTGAATGAGAGTGTTGACCAGCTTGTAGTAGAATTCACGCCAAATGCCTTTGATGTGCTTACCGGGTTCGACGTCATAAAGTCGTCCTCCCCAAGTTCTGAGCATGATGCCGTTCTTGACTTGAGCTTCAACGTCTTTCGTCAACTGCAAGAACTCAGGCAGCGCTTTGTTGTAAGCGTCAAAGAAGCCAGCAGCTTCAGAAAAAGAGCATTCGATCGTGTCCATCAACCTGCGTGGACCACCACCGTAGAGCTTGAGAAACGAGATCGCCTTGACGATCGGTCGCTGAAGATCCCAACCAGTTTTGTCAAGAATGAGGCCCTTGACGAAAGTGTGAACGTCCAGCAGTGGGTCGTTTTGGTACGCTTGAAGAATCGATCCCTCAGCGTAGTGAGCAGCGACTCTGATCTCCTGTGCCGAGTAGTCACGCTTGAGAAGGACATGACCCTTCTCTGGGACGATGAATGTCCGCAGGTTGGGTACGACGGTTGTCGTTGGGTCGTAGAACGCTGGGATCTGCTGAAGGTCAGAACTGACCCTGCCAGTTCGTGTCCCGCCGAACTCTTCACCACGAGTCTGGTTGAAGTATGGAAAGAACCGACCGTCTTTGTTGTAAGCGTCTGCCCAGGGATTGAGGTAGGTGCCGATGACCTTCTGCAGCTTCGATCGATGCTCGAGGACAGTCCTCAGCTTCTCGTCTGAGATCAAGTTTGGCAGCAACGCACGACCGTACTGCGGGTTGCCTTTATCAGTGTAAGTAATGTTGTCTTCGTTGATGTAGCCGTCTACACGAAGCTTGTTGAACATCGCTTTGCCGCCAAGCTTGATGTCACCGACGACAGACTTGAGGTACTCCTCGCCATCGTCGAATCTGCGAGTCCAGAACTTCAGTGCCTCGTTAATGTTGTCAGCAATTGGGACACCGAACTTCTCCATCTCGATGAACACAGGTACGAGGTCCATTTCGAGACGGTACGCTGTCTGCATGCTTTGCGCATCGATGACCTCCTTCAGCTTCAAGTAAAGCCCGTGAGTCATGTCAGTATCCGCACCTGCGTACTTACCGACAAGCGAACCCGGCCCGTACGAGATGTAAGCTCCCCAGTTCTTGACTGTTGCGCCCTTGACATGCTTGACGATCCAGTCACGAAGCTCAAGCTGTTCGTCTGGCTCCATGCCGAGGTACTTTTGTGCGAGGTACTTGAGACAGAGGCTTTGTTCGTATGGGTAGGCGAGGAAGGCCATGACCATCGTGTCATGCATTGTTGCGAGGATCGGAATGTTGAACCACTCCATGATGATCCTTGCGTCGAACTTGGCATTGTGCATGACGACTTCAAACTCTGGGTTGCTGACGACTGTCAACGCTTCCTTCGCATCGTTGTAATTGCAATTGTTCTCGGTCGGGTGTCCCCAAGCGAAGTAGCGCGACTTTAGACTACCGTGCTTAATCGACACTCCGACTGGCTTAGGCGAAAGCGGAGAACCCTTCTGGATCGCTTTCGTCTCGAAGTCAATAGTGTACATAAACGCTCCAAGATGAAGGGCCCCGGACGAATCCGGGACCCTGTGTAGATTAGCTCATTTTTGACTTTTTGCCAGCGGCAGCGGCAGCAGGTTTAGCGGCCTTTGCAGGCGCTTTGCGTTCAGGTGCGACGTACTTTTCGTAGCCAGAGACATCGTAGGGTGCGTTGAGCATTTCGAGTGCGGTGTCACGAGTCGACATGATTGCCCTGAGCTCAGCAGGCTCCTTGATCGGATTCTCGAGTGTTGGCACGACGACAGGGTACTGCACCATCGGGTCAAAGCAAAGCTTGGTCACAACTGCGAAGGTCGGACGTTTGAGCGCAGAGGTGATGGTCTTGACGTACTTGCCAAAGTTCTTCAGGCTGGTCGGTGGCAGTTTGAGGATGGCCAGTTCACCTGCGTCAAGTCCTTCAGCACCGTACGCCAGAAGCGCAAGACGACGAGAGTTCTTGCAGGCTTTGCCTTTGCCAACGGCCGCGGATTCGAATTCGTTGTGAGGGCACTCGTTACAAGCTTCAGCTTGGAGCTCTGGGCTTGTTGGGTGCGGGTACATCTCGCCGTTCTCGTCTTCAATCGCGAAGCAGGTTGGGCAGGTTGGGTTGTCGGGATCGTACGGGCGATCGTAGTACGCGTGCTCCTTTTTCGAATCAACGATGACGACATCAATTTCAGTGCCGAGGTTGCTGCCGCCGAGTGAGAAGAGTTTGTTCTTCGTCGACAAGATCGGCGATGAAGACGTAACGCTGGCGCTCTGCTCTTTTGCCAAGATCTGGAGTTCTTTTTCCCAGTCTACGAGAGTCTCGGTGGTAGCGAGGTCTTTGTCAGCTGCACTTTGCGTAGTGAGTTCGTTGGTCATTGTTCTGCGCTCCTTAAGCGAGGGTTACGAAAAGCGTCTGCTTTTCGAAGGTTGTCACACCGGGGACTTCGCCATCTTCGAGGCGATCACGGTATGCAGTGGAAGATACTCTGCGTTGCAGAAGATCGAAAGCCTTGTTCTGCAAAATGAACTGGTACAACGCGTCCCAGTCATTGACGACTGGCTGTTCTGAGGTGCGGATGCTGAGCGTGCCAAGCGATCCTTTGTAAGCCACGGTCCCGGCGATCGTCATCTCTGAGAGCATCATCTCTCGCAGAGCAGTGACCTTTTTCGACTGTTCGTTGAACTCACGTTCCATCGCCTTGAGCTTTCGCTGCTCATTGCAGAGCTCTTGGTAGACTTGCTTGATGTCGGCCATTTGTCCTCCTTGTGTGGGTAACGCCCGTTTTTGGGGCTTTTTGACCTATAGGATCCTATAGGTAACTGACTAATTGTTAACCAGAAGTCATCTGGTGAACCCGCTTTCTAACTCATTGACCCGGAGGAAGCCTCCGGGTCAATGAGTTAGCGTTTTAAGCTGCCAGAAGCAACTCAGCCTCGTTCAGAACTCTCGAAACCTGCTTGTCGCGGTAGGAGCGAACATCGGCAGGAGAGGCGAGTTCTCCGACATGAGTTGCGTGAGCTGTCATCGTGTTGTACAGCGCCCACATGTTGCTTCCCAGTGAGTGGGAGTTCTCACGCCATCCTGCGACGATTGCTTGGACGTTGCGAGCTCGTTTCGAGTCGAGCCACTGGAGCTTTTGCTCTTCGTCATCAGTGCTACGACCGATGAACGAAAGCAGCAGGTCGATCGCTTGAGCTTCGGTAAGAGGTTGCCCGGTCATCGCGACCCAGCGCTTGCCCATGTCAGCGAAGTTCTCAACGCTATTAATGAGGTACGTCGCCATGTCAGGCATGCTGAAGTTCGAGATGTGACGTTTTGCGAAGATTGACTGGAAGTCGCCGATGACCTGCCCGTTTGCGCATACCATGCGAAAGCCGCCAGTGTCAAGCTGGTGCTTCCACGATCCATCGTACGAGTTGCGCATGACGGTCGACAACTGAGTGAAGTCACCGTTGCCGACTTCGACTTGGTACTCTGGGAACTTGATCTCGACGAGCGAACGGGCGTAGTTGCCAGAGTTCGACGCACGCACCATCAAACCGTCAAGCTTCAGCTTCGACTTGACGAGCGCTTTCGCCATCGTTGTGTAGATCTCTTCGTTCTGCACGACGTTGTAGTTTGCGCCGACGATTGCGATGTACTTGTTCGTGTCGGAAAAAACGATCGCTTTGCGATCAGGGATGACGCCCACACCTTCGACTACGATGGGTTGGGTGTGCACTGGGCGAAGAAGATTGGCGGTGGCAAAGATGTCCATGATGTCTGCGGTTTTCATAGTGGTCTCCTTGAGCTTAGGTTAGTGGGCGGTGCCCGTGTCTAAGGTCATCTTATCAAAGTATGTACTCTAAGTACATACTTATTTGACGCTTTTGAAACTATTTTAGTCTTTGCAAAGTAGCGCTGTGAGCCACTCCCGACTTGCGAATGTTCATGGGCATAAGGTCGACCTCTTGGTCGATCATCATCTGGATCTGGGCTGGGTTTGATCGATCTGACAGTACGCGCCTCGTCTTTGACGCCATACGACGAAGCTCTAGTGGACGATCACAAAGCGACTTGATCTGTGCCGCTACCTCTGGGAAGTTGTAGTCGTTGATGTAGAGCGCATTGCTGCCGAGGTCTTTGCCTAGGCTGGACCGCTGAGTGTTCGAGTGCAGTATCAGCACACAACCTGCGTTGGCAGCTTCGTAGGCGACGTACTCATGAGTCATGCCGTACTCGTCCGGTTGGAGCTCTGTTGGGACGATCGCAAACGCGTGGTTGTCGAAGACGTTCTTGATCTCGCACTTTGGAACGTTCATGTAGAACGAGCAATGCATCGGGACTGACTGGAAGAAGTTGGCAGCGAGGTCGTACCGCTTGACTTTGTTCGTACGTCCAACAAAGACGCAGCTAAGCGGCTTGTGGTCAGGCATCTCAAAGTCTGGGTCGAACCGGTATGGCAGCAAGATGCGACCCTTCTGCGCAGTTGGGTTGATGCCACGAACGATCTTTGCGATCATCGACAAGTCTGGGTCTGGCTGGTGCATGAAGACAGCATTCGCCTTCTGGATCAGCGCAGGGTAGCCGGGCAGTCGTTGGCAAGCGCCGATCGATCGCTCGTGGATGAACAGCACTGTAGGGTTGTTGATGTTGAGCAAGAACTGCAGCTTTACGCCTTGGTCCCCAGTCGATAGCGCATGTGGCGGACCACCATGGATGCAGACGATATCATCTGGCTCGAACTGTTGGAAGTCGTCAAGACGTTGATACGCAACGCCAAGGTGCAGCAAATACGTTTCGATTCCGTTGGGCACACCCCTCGGGATTGTGATCAGATGCTTGTACATACGCTCTCCTTGAAAGTACTCTAGCCCGGCAAGTGCCGAGCTAGAGATCGTGGACAAATTACTTCGCTACGTAGCGAGCCTCAACCGCGTGGCGGTCGTCAGTGTCTGCAGCTTGCAGCAGCCAGCCGTGAACCATCTTGAAATAATCGCTCAGGCCAGACTCTTCGAAAGTGACCATCTTCTGTGCCGCAGACATAATGCGCCTCCTCGTAGGCTTCGGGATCGTTGGGGTCTCAGTGGGTGGAGCAGAAAACTTACGCGCCTTGAACGTCGGCTTCAACTGCGTTGTGAACGCGGATGGTGCCCCATGCTTTGCGGATCGCGCCAGCAACAGTGCGAGACTTTCCAATCAGCTCGACGATCGCATCGTCGCTGTAAGTCTCAACGAGAACGTTCCACTTCTCGTAGTTCGCCTCAGCGTGAGCTTTGACACCTGCGACCATCTCCTCAGTAGTAGCTTTTTTTAGCATAACTTCCTCCGTGCGGGTTAGTGTGGGTTGAGCAGTACAAGACCATCTTATCAAAGTATGCGCCTTAAGTACACACTTATTTACGCTTCTGGCTCTTTTTCTCGGTCAGACGGGCGCAGTAGATACAGCAGGTTGCGGACACCACGTCCATTCACTCCGTCCCTGCAAATCCAACGACCTGTCCCTGGCCAGAAGTCAATCAGGCAAGTCGGGCCATGCACGATCAAATGCGCGCCTTTGTTCTTGACTTCGAAGTTGATCTTTGCAATCGACAGCAGCTCTGCGTTCGCATGCCGAGCACCCCTCTTCTCTTCTTGCTGCGTTGGTTTAGCACAGCGAGCAGTTCGCTAAGTTCTTCGCTCATTTCGCCTTTTCCTCGTAAGTTGCGTCGACAAGAGAAAGCCCTACACATCCCAGCGGAACGCCGTTGATCGTACGAAGCTTCTCATGTCTGACAAGTAGCAGTTGCCCAGACTCGAAGACTTGCTGGCGGATGGCCCAAATTCGAATGCGCTCTTTGTGATTCATGCGACCAGCGCTGACCTTGAACTTGACGTTGTCGTCAGAGCAAACGTAGAACGCACCGACCATGCCTTTGCCTTTGCGAGTGCCACCCTCGAGCGCCTCACGAATGTCTACGATCTTGTAAGTGTCCTCCTCTGTCGGCTTGTACTTCAGCAGAGTGCGAGTCCGCTCTGGGACGTAGACAGCATGATGATCGCGAACGATGACACCCTCGTACCCGTTTGCGCAGATTGATTCGCAATGGACGAAGACTTCTTTCGAGTCGATGTCAAGCGTCTTCACTTGCACGATGACGTCAGAACTGAAGTCTTTGAAGAGTGCGTTCAAAAGGTCGAAACGCTCGTGCTGTGGCATGTCTGTCAATCGCAGATCGAAGATATGGTATTGCAATGCAGCTGACTCTGAGTGCTCATTGACAGACCTCGACGCGATGCTACGAATTTGACTCCACGTCATGCCATGACGGTACAACTCACCGTCGAGCGGAAGATCTTTGAAGCCCGTCAGTTTGAAGTACTCTTTGTTGAGACGAGCAACCTCGTCGTTGATGTGCTGAATGTTCTCATACGAGTTGCAGTACGACGACAGCAAGATTGGCTGAGGGCCGTCTTGCCAAACTGTTCGACAACGTTCGCCATTGAGCTTCGGCTGCAGAAAAACTCTGCGACCAAGATTTGAGAGGTTCTTTGCGTCTGCTTGACATGCAAGCATGATGCCTTGCCTAGTTGCTGTTCCCATTGGGCTCCTCCAGTTAGTAGCAGTTGACTTTGCTCTCGAACTCTTTGAGCGTCTTTTTCCAAGTCGCTCGACGAGGTTCAGCCTTGACAGCAGCGTCTAGCAGCGTCTAGCAGCTTCTAGCATGCAAATCAACTGCTGAGATTCTTTCTTCGACAAATGCAGCATAGAGTTGCCAGTCTGATTTTCTTAAGTGTAGACGTCCATCGTCACTCCTCAGATATCTGTTGAATGTGGTCAGCAACACGTTGGGCGAATTGCTTCACCATGCGTTCATCGAACACAACGCGATCAAGCACCATGATGCCGTTCTCGCTTGTGACGATGATCTCGTAAGGAGCGACGAACTCCATGTAGAGTCCGTCGCCAAGGTAGCTTTTGCTGTCCAGCTTCACGACAAACCAGCTTCTGTGTCGTTGATTAAAATGACGCTAGACAGCTTTTTGTCGAAGTGCTGTAGGAAGTACGCTTTCTTCGACTCCATCTCGTGCAGTTCAGCGCGCTTCTTTTCGATGTCACGATTGAGGATGCCGACGATGTCTGCACGATCGAGCTTGTCGTAGTCATGCATCGGTGCGATCTCGACGTCTTCAGACTTCGCATTGAAGTTGACGACAATGAGTTCTGCTGCCGAGTAGTTCGTCTTGACGTACATGATGTTGATCGTTGGCAGCTTCTCAAAAGTGTCGAACCCGATGATCACACCTGGGTACGACTTGTACGACTGGTACTCTTTGATGAGGACCTTGACGTTGTCGCCGACACGGTACTGCTCAACGACTTTTGCTTGACGAAGATCGACTTCCATTTTGACGCCATTGACCTCGATGATCTGAAAACCTGCGCGTTCTTTGACGACTTCCGGTAAGTTGTTCATTTTGAGCTCCTTGTAGTGTACTGCGAGAAAAAGCACTTCTGCGAGTCGAACTTGACTCGACTAGTTGCCTGAGGCCAGCTGCAGGCGATGATGCTCCAAATTACGATTGCGACGAAGAGCATCTTCAGCATTGCGAAACTCGTCCTGCAAGCTTCGCAAGGATGAGCTTTTCGATGTGCTTGTCAGTGCTGTTCTTTGCGCTAAAGTAGAGCGGGATACGAATGTGCCAGTCGCCTTCTTGCGGTAGCACATGCACAAGGGTGCCAGCTCGATTGACGAATGCTGTCCAGCTTGCGTAGACGTGGCAGGCAGTCGCCTTCTCTTCAAGACAAGCACGAAGGTCGTAATCTCGTCGAACGAAGATCGAGTTCTTGAACTCTTTGCGAGCGAGCATCTTCTTGAGATGCGTTGACGGGAGATCTTGCTGCGCAAGCTCGTAGAGCGTCTTGTTGCGCTCTTTGATGAGATTGCGAATCGCTTGCAGCGACTCAGGCAGCTTTGCTTTTGCGGGTTTTGCGAGCTTAGATGTCATTGCGTTTCTCCTTAGCGCTTGAGTGCGCGCTTGAACTTCGTCGGGTTGATTTTGGAATCCCGATCATTGAGTCGTAGCAAGAGCTACAAGGTTCGTCTCCTGCACGTAGACTGTTGTGTTCACAAGTCGAGCAACCCTGCGTCTTGTCCAATGCTTCGACAGCAGCGTTGTACCTTGCGACGACTTTTGCGTTTTTCGTTTGATCATGACGTCTCCTATCAGAGCTTTGAGTAATGCCAGCGTCTCCGCCGAGCCGCATTTTTTCGTTGCAACCACCGCCTTCGCACGTCTTCGACGTTGAGCAATCTTCGACGTTGACATCGTACCCAGAGGAAGCGTGCCGTTATCGACTCTGTTGACTGGCTCTTGACTAGCGTGCATTTTTGTTTGAGACTCATCGTTTGCCTCCACGCAAAGATTTGAAGATCATCACTGCGATGCAGCAGTAGACGAAAAGTGGCATCAGCTGTTCTGCGGTCATCGTGCCCCCTGGTCGAGCGACTTGCGAATGATGATGCGCTGACGAGCGACATTGCACTGAAGCTCCTTCTGCACGTTGACGATCATCGAGATGATCTCGCCAGCTTCTGCAAAAGTTACGTCGTGTTCGTCTGCCATGTCGAGTTTGAAAGTTTCGATGATGCCTGCCATGTGAGCCTCCGTGAGCTTAGGGGTCGAAGTTGAATTTTCTTACATGGTCATCGTATCAAAGTATGGACTTTAAGTACACACTTATTTTCGCTTTCGGCGCTTTTTCGAGTTGCGGCTTGCGTTCCTCCATCATGCGCTCTAAGCGGTCGACCTGCTCGGTGAACCGCTGGACGAACTGCGACAACGCGAAGTCAATTGTGTTTGCTGCTGACTGCATGTTGTTGGCAGCAGACTGGATGTTGTGCCCAGCACGACTGACGTCTTCCGCGCCTTGCAAGTGAGTATAGTTCATAACTGTGCCCACCCTTCTCTGAGATCACGCAGCATTGGCTTTTGCCCAGTGTACTCTTTGTAGCGATGCCATTCGCTGTTGCAGTGGTAGACGACCCAGACTGCGGCATCAACTTCAGGACGAGCTTCTTTGATGATGCCGTTCTCGGGCTTCGCATCTGAGCAGCCCGGCAAATAGTGGATCATGTCACCGACCTCTGGTTTGCTAATGAGCTTGTTCATGTCAACTCCTTACTTGAAAAAGATCTTGTAGACGAGCAGCGCAATGACAGCGACATAGACTACAATTGCAACGAAGATTGCCCGTTTAGAGCCTTTGCTAAATCGTCGCATTTGACCTCCTTACGCCAGACGATTGTTTTGCTCGGATGTGGCTGCTTGATAAAGACTCCGTTGTTCAGAATGCATCCAGCGTGGCGCATCGTCTTGACATTGCGATGTGCGTCGAGGCGATAGACGTCGTTCGAGTAGCGAGGCCGCTTAAGCTCTTGGACGACGAAGCCGAGATCGGCGACAGCACGATGAATCGTCGTAGTTGTTGCGCCTTGACGATTGCGACGACCGGCACGACGTAGTGCATCGTGAGCGGTCAGATAGTCAACGTTGCAGGCGAACGCCACAGCTTTGATCGAGCAGTCGTTGCGCTCGTTGAACTTCGAAGCGTCTGCTTTGATTGCGGCGAAGCTAGCTGGTGCTTTGATCATCGTGTGCATCGTTCGTCTCCGTGAGCGCAGGTTGAATTTCCGTACATGCGCATCATACCAAAGTACACACTTTAAGTACACACTTTTGTTGCATGTGCAGCACTTTTTTTGTGGTAGCGCCTCCCGGAGTGCCTATAGGATCCTTTAGGTAAAGCCATCTGAGTGCACCAGAAGTCAACGTCGTAATCCGTTTCTGGGCGCGCAGTCTCAAAATGACCTTCTGGACGGCAAATAGGCTGCTTTTCAGCTCTGGGAGGGCCTTCTGGAGAGCTCAAACGCTTAGATATGTACTTCTGGAGGCACTTCTTTGATCAAAAAGTCTAAAGTCCATGAGATCACTTTTGACCGTCTTGAAACTAAGTTTACTTCGTTATTCCTTTGTTACCAAAAAAGAGATAAAATATACATCTAGCAATCAAGCTAGTTCTCTACAAGGAGGAACTTATGAACGACACAAGGAGACTGCGAAATGACTTACAAACAAAAGTTGTTAAGCCTAAGACGCAATCACCATTCAGCAAACTGGAGGGTGAGAGTGTTCTCGTCTATCTTAAGAATCGTATCTACATCGAAGGCCTACTCAAGTCCTACACGAACGGGCTTCTCGTCATGGAGCAAGCGCATGAGCTTGTCTGCACAGATGAATCAACGATCCCAACAAGAATACTAAACGCAAAAGGCACTGGGCAGCTCATCATCGACCGCCAAGCTGTTGCATTCGTCAGAGTCCTTGTATAAAAGAACGGCCCGACTATTTAATAGCGGGCCGTTGCTCTACAAGGAGAGAGCGTAGCAATGAGTCTGCGCTCTAAAATATTATCATAACATATTTTAGAGTCAATGTACATTAGCTTGGAGGACACCGCATGACAAGTTTTTCTTCTGCCACGGCTACCAACGGGTATGTCTTGGGACCAGGCATTCTCAAACTTCTAGACGTAAAAGCAAAGTTCAACGCAGACGGCATCCCTGCCGAACTGAAAGAGTACCGACAATGGGTTACATGGTCGAGCATCGAGCACGACAATCATGGGACGCCAACCATCGGAAAACTTCCGGTCTACATTCATGGCAACCAGTTACGTAAGGCAAAGTGGAACTCGCCTCAAGGGCAGTGCACTTATGACGAAGCGTTGGCTCGCTATAACTCCTGCGAATTGATTCATGGTGTTGGATTTGTCTTCACGAAGGACGATCCGTTCGTCTTCATCGACTTCGACAAGCTCAAGGTTGACGATCCTCGACTAAAGTATATCAAGCATGACAGTTTCACTGAGCACTCCCAGTCTGGTAAGGGAGTGCATGTGTTTGTGAAGGCGAACATCATGAAGGCTCACAAGCCGACCTCAGGTGAAATTGAGATCTACGCGTCCAACAGGTTTTGCGCGATGACTGGCAACATGATCAATGGGCACGAGGTCTTGACGATCAAGCAGGACCAGCAGTTGGTCGAAGACCTGATCGCGGCGTTCCCCTATGACTCAGTTACTGCTTCAACTGCGACCGTAGCACCCTTTGCGCTTCCTGAACGGGTCGGTGAGGGAGCGCGAGACAACACGATGCACGCGTATTGTTGGAGTCTCTTTGCACGAGGACGTTCGTACGAGGAGGCTTTGGAGATGGCTCGCCAGGTGAACGAGGAACGCTTCGATCCGCCACTTGACGATGAGGTCGTTGTTGAGAAGGTGAACAGGGCGAGAGACGGGTTGGCTGACGAGATGCGTGAAATGGGCACGTACGTCAAGCGCTTTGTGTTCGTGAACTCTGTTGGCAAGTTCTACGACCTGAAGACGCGAACCGTGATGGCCAAAGAGTCGTTGAACATGACGTACAAACGCGACTTTCCCGGAGGACGAGGCCAACGACCATTGTTGTCGTCGATCCTTGCGGATCATCCGCAATTCCAGGTTGCGAACGACTTCGTCTGGATGCCGACTCCATTTGGCAAAGAAGAGGAGATGCAGTTCATCGACTACGAAGGCTCAAGGTTGGTCAACACATGGCGAGGCTTTGCTGCTGTGCCGATCCCAGGAGACGTGAGCGCGTGGCTGCGGCTTGGGTTGCACCTCTGCGGCGATCAGAAGACTTTGGACGTGGTGCTGCAACGGCTCGCCTACGACGTGCAGTTTCCGCATCTCAAATGCAACTGGGGACTTGTGTTCCACGGCATCCAAGGTGCTGGGAAGGATTTGTTCTTGACGCCGATCTCGAGGATCTTCGGTTCTGCATATGCGATCGTTGGTGACAAAGACATCAAGTCTGACTACGACGATGGCTTTGTCAGGACGAAGATGGTCGTAGTCAACGAAGTCAAAGGATTGCGTGGGTCGGCACTTGAGTCGATGAAGCAAAAGACTGCGTCTGAAAGTAACGCGCTCACATTGCTGAATCCAAAGAAAGAGTCGAAGGTCTTTCACCCGAACCTGTGGTCGATCATCATGAACACGAATCACCCTGACGCTATGAAGTTCGACAAGGCTGAACGACGTTTCTATGTTATTGAATGCAAGAAGTCGATGGAAAGCAGTCTTACAAAAAAAGAGTTCGATTCGATAATCGCTGCAGTCGTGGAGGACGAGATGCACGCGAACGCAGTTATGGAGTATCTTATGCAAATTGATTTGAGTGGGTTCAACAAGGGCGTAGTTACAGAGCGGACACAGGCGTTCTACAACATGATCGAACTTACGAATGATGACTTGGAGACGACGTTAGGCGATTTGGCTGAGCAATGCGCAGAGTCTTTTTCGCATGAGTTCATAACTCCCGACATGTTGATGAAAGATCTTCAGCAACATGATGTCAATTACTCTAAGAAGGCGATCAAAGTGTGGTTGAAGAAGAACGGTTGGGCGCCAATCAATAAAAAAATAATTCGTCGTGACGGAGAAAAATTGCTGACGAAGTCCCGGTTATACCATATAAGACACGACAGCGCTTGGTACGACGCAAAACCGACTGACTTGTTCGATGCAATTGACGCTCAAGAGGTCTTCATGGAAGCCGCACAAAGTGCCCGGTACAAGACAAAAGCGAGCTAGTTACCCGTTACCAAAAGCATCCGGGATGGAATATAAAGATAAAAATATAGGTGAATACTGCTTTTTTAAGAAGGTTTTATTTATTATAATAATATTGGTAACATGGTAACATGGTAACTTCCCTTTCATACTGTATTCAAATCAGTCACTTGGGAACTTAGTGCAGTTACCACAATGTGTGAAAGTTACCAAGTCAAATGGTAACATTGGTAGTAAGTGCAGAATCGATTGAAAAAGTGATCGACAATCGACACTTACTACCGAGAAAAGTTACCCGGAATGAAAACCAAAGCCTGCCTCCGACCAGCACTCACTGGGTCAGTCGTAGGCAGGCTACCACATCGTCGCTTGGAACTACGTTGACTTCGGCACTAAAAGCTCATACCACATGTGGTAAGAGACCACTTCAATTATTAGTTCCTATTTTGTAGCTCATGATATATAATGAATATATGAGTGCGCTACTACTTTTGAAGTCTAAAATAGACATCTTCTAGCGAGGAATGTATGGCTGACAAAAACAACAACAAGACGGGCGGCAGGCAAAAGGGCTCGCTGAACAAACGCTCACAGCAGTTCATCGACAAGCTTCAGGAACTTGATTGCGATCCGCAGTCATTTCTGGCGCAAGTCATGGTTGGCGAGGAGCCGAGTCTAGGGATACACCCGTTTCATTCGTGGTTGAAGAGGCTGGTCCTTAGCATGGGCGACCGGCAAGCCCCGACGCCTGAAGAGTGGGCAGAGCTCCTTGATCAAGCTGAGAAGTTGCTTGGCTATTCGCAAGCATCGCTTGGTGAACGAATTGGCATTGCTAAAGAGCTATTGCAGTACATCTCACCGAAACTACGCTCAATCGAAATTGACGCTTCTGTCGACATCCCGCAGTTCGATGTCCTGGCTGAAGGCGCAAAAGCGTTGCTTGAACTCAAACTGGTCAGCATCAAAGAGTCTACGAAGACGATGGAGATCGCCTAAGCATGGCGGGATTAGCGTACCGGCTACGTGAGCTTGAACCTGAAGCCATCCAGTCTGCGCTGAAACTACTGACTCCTGCGCAAGCACTTGCATTCCTCTACGACTGGGACGAATGGGCACGACCAAGCCAACTGTACCCTGAAGGAAAAGACTGGCGGTACTGGCTCATCAAAGCAGGCCGCGGATTCGGCAAGACAAGAACGGGCGCAGAGGCGGTCAAGAAGGTCGTCTACAGTGGCGAAGCAAAACGAATAGCATTGATCGGACGTACAGCAGCTGATGTCCGAGATACAATGATCGAAGGAGAGTCCGGCCTGCTGTCAGTCTTCCCACCCTGGGATCAGCCGGTCTACGTTCCTTCGAAACGAAGAGTCACATTCAGCAACGGTGCTATCGCAACAACATACTCTGCTGAAGAACCAGACATGCTACGCGGTCCACAGCACGACTACGGTTGGTGCGATGAGTTGGCCGCTTGGAACTACCCAGAAGCTTGGGACCAGTTCTTGTTCGGATTGCGACTTGGCAGAAACCCAAGAGCAGTCATCACAACGACGCCAAGACCAACGCCGATCATCAAAGACCTCGTCAAAGACCCGTTGACAATTGTCACAAACGGGTCGACCTACGAAAACATAGCCAACCTTGCTCCAGCGTTCGTGTCCGCAATCATCAAGAAGTACGAAGGTACAAGACTTGGCCGGCAAGAGATCAATGCCGAGATCTTGGAAGACAATCCAGACGCTCTTTGGCAACGAAGCATGCTCGACGATTTGAGGCTCCGTGCTGTGCCAGATATGGTCCAGCTAATTGAGGTCGTCGTTGGTGTCGACCCTGCGGTCACAAGCAAACAGACTTCTGACTCAACCGGCATTGTGGTTGCAGCCAAAGGGTCTGATGGTCATTACTACGTTCTCAACGATGCGACCATGCATGACACTCCGAAGAAATGGGCTTCAGCCGCGATTCATCAATTCCACTTATGGGAAGCTGATCGCATCATCGGTGAGGTCAACAACGGTGGCGACCTTGTGAAGGAAGTCATCGAGGCAGTCGATCATCAGGTGCCGTTCAGAGGTGTCAGAGCAAGTCGAGGCAAAGTTACAAGAGCAGAGCCTGTCTCGGCATTGTACGAAAAAGGTCTGGTCCACCATATCGGAATGTTCCACAAGATGGAAGACGAGATGTGCGATTGGACGCCGGGTCAAAAGTCGCCAGATAGGATGGACGCTTTGGTTTGGGCATTAACTGAACTGATGGGCGCCACAGACATTCTAATCGCTTGAAAGGTCTAGCAAATGCTCTTACTCCAACGTAACTGGCCGTTCATTGGTCGAAGAAACATGTCGATTGCCGACCACTACATGACGCAAATGTCATCACCAACGTGGTCCGACTTGACGTTAGCCAAGGCAGTCAAAGAAGGGTATAAGGCCAATGGCTGGGTGTACCGCTCAGTTCGATTGATCTCTATCTCTGGTGCGTCAGTCCCATGGCATGTCGAAAAAGATGGTAAGACTATGCCCAGCCATCATTTAACGAAACTACTTGAACGACCGAACCCACGCATCAGTCGTCAAACAATGTTCGAGCTCATGATCAGTTGGTTGGAGCTTTGTGGCAATAGCTACCTGATCCCCGTGAAAGTCCGTGGCCGCACCTCCGAGCTGTGGCCATGCTCTCCTGATCGTCTACGTCCTGTCGCATCCAATGACCCTGTTGAATGGGTCAAGGGCTACGCCAACGCAACTGAGGATCGCATTATCTACCAGCCTGAAGAGGTCATCCACTTTTTGTTCCCTGATCCTGCGAACCCGATCATTGGCATCGGTCCTTTGCAAGCAGCAGCCAAGGCGGTTGACACAGACACCGAGCAGCAAGACTGGAACAAGTCTGCAATGCAAAATCGTGGAGTGCTTGATGGTATCTTCACTTTCAAGCGTGAGTTCAAGCGCATTGAAGACCTCGAAGAGTTGACCGAGAAGCTAAACGAGAAGTTCAGTGGTAAACAAGGCAAGCGCCTTGGCGCAATCGGTTCTGAAGCAACGTACACCCGGATCGCTGCGACACCTTCTGAGATGGACTACTCTAACGGTCGCAAGATGAACCGCGAAGAGATCTTCGTCATCTTTGGTGTGCCCGGTCCTTTGGCTGGTGTGTCAGACGCAATGACGTACAACAACTACGCTGCATCCGAGCTCATTTTTTGGATGGGCACGATCGTCCCGTTACTTGATGACTTGAAAGACACGCTCAACTTCTTCTTCGATGGCGAACTTCAACCTGGCGAAGAGATCTGCTACGATCTGTCGAACGTTCCAGCGATTCGCAAAGCAAGGTTTGACCAGATCAAGTCTGCCAAGTTGCTGTCTGACATGGGCGTACCGATGGACAAGATCAACCAATTGCTGAAGCTCAACGTTCCTAAGTACGATGGCTGGGATCAACCCGTCAAGCAACCAACGACCTCGACCGCTGCAGACGTTGCAAGCACCCGGTCAGCTTCGATCGAGATCGACAGTAAAGACATTTCACCAGCTCTCGAACAAGCGATGACTGACATCCTCACGAACATCCAACCGCGGTCAAAGAAAAAAGAGCTGAGAGTTTCTGCTGAAGAGATGGCTCTGCAAAAAGAAGCTGACACTATGCGCTATGCTGACAAGCTGGCAGTCGTCCTTGCTGCGCAGTCTGCAGCGGTTGAAGAAGCATTGCTGAACGGCGGAGACTTTACCGCTGCGCTTGAGAGCTTCAAGGACAACATGTACAAAGCTGTCGAGAACATCTACGTCAAGGTTGCTGAGAAGTACAGTGGTGAAGAGATCCGCTCCACCGCAGTCCAACTTGCGATCTTGGCGTACCTCGAACAAGAGGCGATCATCCTGAACGAGACGTCATTGATCATGGCGTCCACCACTGCGATGATCATCGAACAAGTGAATGACGTCCTTTCGCAAGGGCTACCTGTTGCTGCGGCAGCACAAGCGATTGCAGACCTCGGTGCGTTCTCTCCTGCAAGAGCAGCAAGGATCGCAAGAACAGTCGTTGGTGCCGCGGCTTCAGTCGGACAATTGGTGTCTGGTATCGAAGCCGGTGCGACCAAAAAGACTTGGGTCACAAGTGGATTCGAAGTTCGTGACACTCATGCAGCAAGGTCTGGTGAGACTGTCGGGATTGATGAACGTTTCTCTGCTCAGATTGGCAGCATCGGTCCTCGCTTTCCTGGTGACCCTGACGTCGATGTTGCCGACAGAGTCAATTGCCGTTGTGCGTTAACATTTAGCTAGGAGATAGCAATGCCAAAAGTTGAAAAGAAGGAGACAAGAGGTCGGCAAGCCCTGGAGCTCAGAGCTGAAGCCGAAGGTAAGTTCGCCGGGTACATCGCAGTTTGGGGTACGGTCGATAGCTACCGCTCCTCCTTCGTACAAGGCTGCTTTACGAAAACCATTCAAGAGCGTGGCAACCGCATCAAGGTTCTTGACGACCACGGCAAAATCATCGGCAAGATTGATGAGATCCGTGAGGACGCCACTGGTTGCTATGTCGAAGGATCGTTGACGATGGGCGTCGAGAGAGCAAGGGACGTGTACGAACTCATGCGCTCTGAAGCAATCGACACTTTGTCATTCGGGTTCAACACTGTGAAGGACAAGATCATCGATGGTGTACGCAACATCCTCGAAGTGAAGCTCTACGAAGTTTCGCCAGTCACCTTCGAAGCCAATGAGGCAGCGAAAATAACTAGTGTCAGAGCAGATGACTTTAGTGGTACAATGAAAGAAAATGAGTTGTACCGTAGAGGCTACGTACTGACGGACTCCCTGCACGGAACGTTGTCAGACATTTGGTGGGGAGACAACACATCAGCCGAGCTTCTTGCCAAGATGGATATCGCGCTTTCTCAGTTCCATGCAGCCTACCTCGAATGGGTGACTGCTTTCGTAGATAAGTTTTGGGTAGCAGGTTCAGAAGTTCACTCCATGCCGATCGACAACGAAGTAGCCGCAGAGTTCCGCACTGCTTTGAATGGAAGATCACTGGAGGCCGTCGCAGCCGAGACATCGTTCACTGTTACGGAGCTTGAATTGCTGAAACGTGGTAAGCTACTCAAGTTGGAAGCAGCCACGAAGCTGGCTGAGCTGTCGCAGAGTTTGATGACTGCGCATTCGATGCAACGTCGTTCAAAGTTCGAAGACGTTTGCAAAGAGCTCCGTGAAAACGGACTGACGACTGCAGAGCACAAGAGGCTGAAGGCGTTGTTTGAAATTCGCTCAGAAGAACCTGCACATGTACCTGAACCGGCAAATCCACTTACTTCGGTAATGGACGCGCTCAACAAATTGACCCTGTAAAGTAACCGCAAAAGGAGCTCTACCATGGCTGAAAAACTTCAAGAAGTGATCGACCAGATCAACACCAAATTCTGCGAACTCCGTGAGGCCAATGATAAGGGCCTCAAAGAAATGGAAAAGCGCAATGGTGAAATGACCAGCGAAACCAAGACGCAGGTCGATGCGATCAATGCTGCTATCACCGAGCTTCGTAAGCAGCAAGACGTGCTGGAAAAAGCCATCCAGCTCGCCAAACTACCTGCTGGCGAAGAGCGTGGCAAAACTCCAGAGATGGAGAAACGTGAAAAAGCGTTCGTTCAGTTTGCTCGTAGCGGCATGGAGCAAGAACTCCGTACCCTCGACGGTTCCACTGATACTGACGGCGGCATCTTGATTCCGCCCACCTTCGAAACTGGAATCCTGATGGTAGCTTTCAACGAAGCTGAGATCCGTCGGGCTTGTCAAGTCGGCTCCACTGGCCGCGACCTCGTCATCTTCAGTTCGATGGCAAAACCGGTTGTTGGCTGGGGTTCAGGCACGATCTCCAAGCAGAACAGCAAGACCGGTGCTGAGAAGATGCCGATCAACGATCTGCGTGCTCTGATCACCATCAGCAACAACACTCTGGAAGATGCTGAAGCGAACATCGTTGCTGAGTTGACCAGCGCATTCGCAATGGCGTTGGCTGAAGCTGAGGACGACGCATTCATGGTCGGTACCGGTTCTGAGCAACCTCTCGGCGTCATGAAAACTAGCTCGATCCTCAGCCGCTTCGTAGCGACTGGTGTTGCTGGCGCATTGTTCGACGCAACCCATAACGGTGTTGACTGCCTGATCGAGGCTCTTCATAGCCTCAAAAAGGTTTACCGTCGTCGTGCAACTTTCGCCTTCAACAGCACAACCGAAGGCGTGATCCGTACATTGAAGGACACCAACGGTCAGTATCTGTGGCAGCCTCCTGTCCAAGCAGGCACTCCGGCTACTCTCCTGGGTCGTCCGATTGCAAACCCAGAGGGCATGGACGATATCAGTGCGGGCAAGTACCCCATCGTCATCGGCGATTTCACTCAGTACAAGATCCGCGATCGCAAAGGGATGACTGTTCAACGTCTCTCCGAGCGTTATGCTGACGACGATGAGATCGGGTTCATCATCAAGAAGCGTGTTGGTGGCAAGCCGGTCATGGCCGAAGCGTTCGCTCCGATCAAGATCTCTGCATAAATCGGTCAAAAGCTACCTATAGGATCCTATAGGTAACCGACTAATTGTTAATCTGGGGTCAATCTGGAAACCCGTTTTCTGGGTTGACCCTTAGATAAAGAAGCTTATTCATCAGGAAAGGAGTTTTTGATGAAAAACGATGTAAAAACCAATTTCGACTTTGGGGTGTACACCTACGCTTTGGACTTGACGGATGTCGAAAGCAGCACCGCGCAACTGGAGTTTAATTCTGACTTTGCGGGAGCGTCTTTCCACGTCGAGGGTATTATCGTAGGAACTTCTGTAACGGGCGTCCTACAGTTCAGCGACGACGACGACATCGACCCCTATTCCGACGCAGTCGACCCGCGCAACACTATGACCGATTTTCTCGACGACGCTGGCGGGATGGACTTCCACGTTAACGTGTGGGAGAAACAGTGGGTTCAGTTGCATCTTACCGGAGTCGGGGGAAACACAATCGCTATCGCTTGGGTGCGCGGACCTCGGTTGCCGTTCTCTGCCGAGTAATTAAAACAGCTTTTCAGGCTTGGAGATAACGCTATGAAAAATGATATTCGTACCAATTACAATGTGGCAATGATGGCCAATGTTGCCGCGACCGATACCACCGTTGACGTAGCTGCTATCAACGGTGCCGAGTATGGCTCTGCTTCGTTCGTTGCACTTGCTGGCACTATCGGAACCTCGATAACCGGAAAGATTCAGTTTACAGACGATCCTCCTACAGAGGAACAGACTTATACTGACGCAGTCGACCCGCGCAACACTGCTGAAACTGCGGTCGACGGTAGCAGCTCACGTTTCGATGTCGTGGTTTTTGAAAAGCAGTATGCCCGACTCCTCTTGACGGCAGTTGGTATCTGTTCTGGCATTACTGTGGTCACCGTTGCTGGTCCAAAGCGTTCTGTACAGATCTAAATAACTAGGGGTAGGCACTCCCTACCCCTTTCGTTAGGACTCGACATGGAATTGGTGACATTCAAATCGTTAAAAGCGCTGTTAGGCTTGGAGGAAGGCAGCATATCTTCTTACCCTGCTTTGAGTGTCATCAAAGACAGCGTTGAAGCCACGATCGAAGCGTACCTCGGAATCGCTTTTGGCGAAGACGAACGTGAAGAAACTTTCTACAACACTTATCCTGCAAAGACCTTTGCACTGAGCGCATTGCCGATCGTCAGCATTACGTCAGTCACGGTCGACGGAGTTGAAGTTACTGCTGCTGATGGAGAGTTCAAAAGAACGAAGCACGGCATTCAGTTGACCTCAGCGACTACTGCAGACGTTGTCATCACGTACGTTGGAGGGTACTCTGTTGAGACGCTTCCAGCGAACATCACTAGAGCAGCGTTGTATCAAGTCTCTTTTGAGTGGCAACAAAAAGACATCATCGGCGCAGAGTCGATTTCAACTGACCAAGGTACTGTGCGAAAGCCAGGGTTCAAGCTTCTTGATGAAGTCAAAAATATCTTGGACGCATATTTGCATCCCACAAGGATCGTGTAGATGGCGACACTAGGAAGCATTTCAGTCGAGAACGTTGAGATCGTACAAGACAGCCTCAAGAAGATCCCGTTGAAGTCGTTTCCTGCTGTCAAAGATGCGTTTCGCAAAGCTGTTCTTGCTGCGCATGTTGAGACATCAAAGAACTTGTCGGGAACACCCATGGAGTCGAGGACTGGCCTACTACGTAAATCGTTGCAGGTCGAAGTCGTCGGCAATTCGTTGAAGGACCTTAGAGCCAGCTTCTACTCTGCTGGTTTGTTTGCCGGAACTCCAGTGGTGTACGCTGCTATTCATGAGTATGGCGGCACAGTAAAAGCAAAGAACGCTTACAAGAATGTTCCTGGCGGACCGTACTTGAACATTCCAACGAAGTCAAATCAGACTGCTGCTGGAGTGACGAGGTTTTCGCCAAAGGATGTCTTCGATAAAGGCGGCTACATTGCGCAATTGAGAAGTCGTTCGAAGTACGGCGTTTTTCTTGATGGAGACCTCATGTACATTTTGATCAAAGAGGTTAAGATACCTGCAAGATTAGGCATGAGGGCAGCTGCTGACGCCGCTGTTCCTGGGCTGCTTGATGACCTGAGGAAACTGCAACTATGAAACCGTCAGAAACGATCATCCTCGATTTGATCGAAGAGCGCTTGAAATTGAACATCAAGCAATCGAATGGGTATCCGTTAGCGTTTTCAAAAGTCACAAGAGGAAAGCTCGGTGGGTTCAAGACCAGCGAGTACCCTGCTGTGAACTTTTGGCCTGTTCGACATTCTATTCAGCAAACTGAGTACAGTGAAGACCGCCACTTCTTGCATGTACTTATCGATGCAAGAATCTTAACTCGGGACGATAACTTTGCTGATTTGGCTGCAGAGTTGATCGCCAGCATATTTACTGGTGTGACCAGAACTACGTCTGCACCAGCTGTAAGTGACGAGATCGACCTTTTGATGGAGTCAAATGTCGAAGAAGTCATCTTGTACGACGCAGGGTACCAAATCGGCAGCGGAGATTCTCCGTGGTGCGGAGCAGCGGTTGAACTGCAAATCAAGTACATTTCGCCAATGGGTGATTTGTTCACTATCATCCCACAATAAAGGAGCAAGGTAATGGCAACAGCAAAGAATGCTAAAATTCAGTTCGAAGCAGGGCAGTCCATCGTCGCCTTTGAAGCTGCAATCGACAGTGGCGACAACACTGTGTTTAATCCTTCTGGCACCGTCATGTCAGGTGCTATCGCTCCAGTCATTCGCCCAAATGGCGTCGTGACCGGGTTGAATCTTTTGTCGACTAACGTTGCTGCTGACATCGTCTCGGTTGCTGCTTGCAAAGTTAACAGCAAAGGCGTTGTGTACGATGTCTCGGCTTTGACCGTCGACATTTCTGCTGATCGTCCAGCGACAAACGTTGCTTGCGTCATCTCGATCATTGTCGATGACACCGGTGCTTTGGGCTCTGTCGTTGGCATAGACGGCCTCACCACTGCGTTTTCCGAAACTCGTGGCGCAGCAGGCGGTCCTCCTCTGATTCCTGTCGATGCAGTTGAGCTCGGCCAGATCCGTGTGGCTTCATCCGCAGCAGCAGTTATCGCGACTTCGGAGATCTTCCAAAACGGTCAGTACACCGAGCGTTCAGACTTTCCGGTCTACACTGTCAACAACATCGGCGTTGGTGCAAGCTCGACGATCGCTGGTAAGACCAACGCATTCGTTGAGTTCTCTGAAGCATTGCCACTGATCCACACTGGGCCAGCTACGAAGAACATTTACATTGAGTACTACGTCCCAAGCTTCGCAGACCTGGCACGGACCTCGAACTTCGTGCCTGCAGAGACTTCGCACAGTATCTCGTCTGAAGAGTTCTACGGCGGATCGATCTCGTCCAGTTCTGAAAGTCTTGGTCAAGCGTCATTCACTGCGTTGCTTGATGACGGTGTCAATGACGGTCTGATCTCGAAAAAGAACACGAACATCACTTTGAAAGCTTTCCCTGATCGTGCAAAGTCTGGGTATCTCTTGACGCAAGGCATCATGGGCATCGCACGTTCGTTCCCGATCGGGAATCAAATCAACGCTTCGGTCACCCTGACCCCAGAACAAGCTTCGGCCGAGTTCACCAGTTAACCCTGAATGCATTTTAACACGAGGGCCTATAGGTCATATAGGCCCTCGTCAAGGAGACTTTTCAATGTCATTTGATTTGAAGAAATTTGAAGGCGCTAATTTACAAGCGAGGACTGCTGAAGTTGAAGTCGCTGCTTTGCAAGACTTCTTCGGCAAAGATGAAAAACCTATTTTCGTTGTGCGTGGATTGAAAGGCGCAGAGATCGGCAAGGCAAACGAAGCAAAAGACAAAGCTTCGAACATGACCGCGATCGTCTCAGCATTGTCGACCACGAACAGCGCAGAAAAGATCGACGCAATGAAGTCATTGCTCGGCCTTGACGATGACGTTCCAGGCGACATCGTTAGGCGGCAAGAGATCTTGACTTTTGGGTTGATCTCTCCCAAGCTTGTGCATTCGCAAGCAGTAAAACTATCCGAGTTCTTCCCAGTTGAGTTCTACAATTTGACAAACGAGATTCTAAAGTTGTCAGGGCAGGGTGGTGTCGTGGGAAAGCAGAAGCCCTCTGGGAAAACGGCGAAATAAGACTCAGTCTTTCGTTAGCCGCTCAGAGGAACAGGTTTATGTACGAAATTAGGCCCGACGTTTTTCCTTACGGCTACTTGACGCAAACCGAGATCGAGCTATGGGATCTGTTCTACGAGGAAAGGTCGCACCAAAATGGCGGACATTGATCGGGTCGTCGAAATACTTTTCAAAGGGACAGACGAAGTCTCGAGTGTGCTTGGCAGCATCAACTCAGGGATCGGCGATTTTGCGAGTGGCGTAGAGCAGTTTTCTGCGCCATTCGCCAATTTAGCAAAAACGATTCTTGGTGTAGAAACAGCAGTTGGTGTAGCGTTGGTTGCGCTAGGAACGTTCAGCGTCCAAAGCGCTGGGAACTTCGAGACTGGGATGAACGAGATCTTCACTCTTCTCGACCCAGCGAAAGTCAACTTCAAAGAGTTTTCTGACGACATCCGTGATTATATTGCGTCTTCAACGCAAGACATCGACGGTGTGCTCTTAGCCACTTACGAAGCATTGTCGCAGGGCATTCCTGCGCCAGACGTTACGAACTTCTTGTCAAGCGTTGAGAAGCTTGCTGTCGCAGGTAAATCGACACTGCCTGACGCTGTCAATCTGTTGGCGGGCACAGCGAACGCTTACAACATGACGATGGCAGAAGTCTCAATGGCTGCTGACCTCTTTTTTACTGCGGTTAAAGACGGCAAGACGACTATCCCAGAGTTGGCAACCGCGATTGGTCAAGTTACCGCGGTTGCAGCGCCTTTCGGGTTGGGTGTCTCTGACATCACTGCGGCAATCGCTGCACTGACAGCGTACGGTGTCCCATCAACTGCTCAAGCAGCAACGATTCTCAAGTCGCTCATCAATGGGTTGATCAAGCCTTCGAAGGAAGCAGCTGAGCAGACCGGCAAATTAGCTGAGGTCTTCGGTGCAGACGTTTTCAAAAACCACACTCTGTCAGAAGTCATCAAGATCATCGGTCAAGAGACTGGTAAGACTGCAGGTGAAGTGCAAAAGTTGTTCGATGGCCAAGAAGCTCTTGGTGCAATCTTACCATTGATGAACGACGTTGCAGGGACTTACGCAAAAGCTGTCAAAGATATGGGAACTGCTGCAGGCGCCGTGACAGCAGCTTTCGACATTATGAAAGACAACTTTGGGTTTGCGAACCAACAAATGATCAACAGCATCCAAAGCGTCTTGATCAGCATCGGGCTTCCTCTTCTTGACAACTACAAAGAAGCTGTCAAGAGCGTAGGAACAGTCTTCAACACTCTTAGCAGTTCGATTGACTCTGGCGCGTTGGCGCCATTGATAAAGTTCTTCGAAGATCTACTGACAAGCGTCGCAGCGAACGCAGAGAAGATCGCAAAAGTCTTGCCTGAAGCGCTTGCAAATGTTGACTACAGTAAATTGATCGAGTCGTTCAGAGGCATCGGCACAGATCTTGGAAATGTGATGTCGGCGATTCTTGGCGAAGGAGTCGACTTAACAACTGCAGAAGGTATTCAAAAAGTGCTGCAGGCGATTGTCGATGCTTTCACTGGGTTGAGCAACGCATCAGCAGGCATCATCTCTGCGCTACCGCCATTCTTTGAAGTGATCGTGTCAGTTGCAAAGTCGCTTGAGAGCATCGGCGCAGAGAACATCATTCTCATTGGCAAAGCGCTAGGTGGTTTGCTACTGCTGAACGTTGCTGCAACGACAGCAGGCGGAATCTCAAGCACATTGACTGGGATAGGCACTGCAGTTGAGGCACTTGGCAAAGTCAACGTTGCCGGAATCGGAACATTGATAAAGACGTTGGCACCACTGCTTGGTACAGGCGCTGCAGTTGTTGGCGCTGGCGTTGCAGGGTACGGCATCGGCACGATGCTGAATGAGACGATCAACAACATCGTCGATCTTTTCTCTAACGGTGAGAACGATACTCTTGGAGGTCTAGTCTACGACTGGATCAATGGCGGACCTGACGTCGATTCTGCTATCGACAGTCGTGTGCTTGCATTGAACAAGATCCCGATTGGTGCGAAGAAAGCTTCTGACGATACAGCTGCGGTTGTGTGGACGATCGATAAAGACGGCACATTGATCAACTCTGTCGGTGCTGTAACTGACGCTGTCGCATTGAAGCTGAAGGAATTGACCAGCAAAGAGACGATCGTAAAGATTCAGGCTCAAGCAGACATCGATCTTGCAAAGATCAAAGCTCAGACAGACGTCGTCATAAAGTCACTTGAACTCGAAGGCTTAAACGTCAAAGCGACGACGCAAAAGATCAAAGCAATGTATGAATTCAACTCTGCTTCAGTCATCTCTGAAGCAGACAAGATCAAAGCTGCTTTCGATGCTTCAGCAAGTTCGATCGGCTCATTGTCGACAGAGTTGTCAGGGTTCGGAGATTTGTTCGGGTCAGAAAACCTCAACTGGGCTGATCGCATGGAAGTCGGTGGCTGGATCGACCAGCAGCTAGAGCAACAACAGAAGCTGATCGATTCGCAGACGAAGCTTAGCGATGCGCAAACAGCATTGGCTGAGCTAAAGTACGAGAAGCTCAGCAGTGGAGAGGCTTTGATCAAGATCGATAGCTCTGGGTTGGAACCTGCGCTGGAACAAGTGCTGTGGTCGATCATGGAGAAAGTTCAACTGAAAGTGGCAATGGAAGAAGCTGAGCTACTTCTAGCAATCGGACAAGGAGCTTAAAATGTACGTTTTGACAATTAGTCCGGTCGACTTCTATCCCGGCAGTATTGTGTTCTCAAGTAAGTGGAAAGACAACGACGGCAAAATCTCAAGGTCGATACGAACAGACGTTGCGATTGATAACACTGTCGTTATTTCAGACAACGGGTTCTCTTGGGGCTCATCAGACATGATGATAAGTTTGCCGTTTTCGAACGCTACGTTTGAAACGTTGAAAGATTGGCTACAAGCGTGGCCGATAGTGACAATCGCAAGAATTGACGGGTTGTTCAAAGCAGTGCTGAAGTCGATTAAGCAGTCGTCGAACAAAATTTTGGTCGAAATTTCTATCACCGAAAGGATAAGCTAATGCCCGTAACGACGCAAGAATACAACCACTTCAAAGACGTCTGCTTAGACGACCTTGACTGGAACACTACGCCACTGAAAATTGCGCTGCTGCTTGATGCGCACACCCCGAATTTGGCTGACACTGTCCTTGCCGATGTCATTGCAGACGAGTGCTCCGGCACAGGCTACGTGTCTGGTGGCGCAACCCTTGACGGATTGACAATCACAAACGGCCAAGTGACAGTCAACCCAGAGACATTCACCGCGCTGTCAGTCAGTGTGAGATACGTTGTCTTGTACGCATCTGGCACAGTGCACGGTCTGACGAACCCATTGCTTCTGATCTACGACCTTGGGTCTGTCGTGACTTTGTCAGCTGTCGACTGGACTTTCAGCTGGACAGGCAACGTACTTTACGAACTGGTGTAATGCATGAGCGAAGTTGCCGCTCAGTATTCGCAAGCATCTTCGTTAGGTGTGCCCATCCCTGGGAACGTACTGCCAAAGTACTCTGCAGCTAGAGCGTTTAGCACCGCAGGTGATTTGGCAGACGTTCCACTGTCTGCAGGTGTGTTCTACAGCGTTGAGATCAGCAACGTTGGGTCGATCAAAGTCGGCTACTTGCATGTTCGACAGTCTGTCGGAAGCATCATTTCGATTGAAGCCAGAGTGCTCGGCAGCATCATCGACAACGCTTGGTTTGAGTCTGTGTCTGGAGAAACGTTGGCAGTTTTTTCTCAAGCCAAGACTGTCGATGGTGAAGTCATCGCTTCAAAGCTGCTCTTCACTGCTGTTGTCTCGAATGTGACATGGACTGGTAGTGAGCTGAAAGTCTTTGCTGATGGCGCTCCCATTTCTCGTGCACCAATCTCATCAGCGATCTCGAACATTCTGTTCCGTGGAATAGGTTCTAACGGTAGAAGGACACTTCGTTGCCCAGTGGTTTGGGACATACAAGCTGGCGACACTGTCACTCATCTAAGCATGTCAGACTTTTTCGTTTCGACTATGTCGATCACAATTCAGCAAAACTACAAAGTGCTCGACTTGACAGAAAGGGTGTAGACCGTGCCTGCCCCAACAGTAGCTAATTTTACTTCTGCGTTAGCAGGCGGCACCGGTGCAACAAGCGTCATTGTCGCAAAACCGACTGGCATCGAAGTTGGTGAGCTACTGCTTCTACTTGTTGGAAACGAAGATGCTACTAACTCTGCAACGTTCCCAACCCGCGCTGGCTGGACGAAGCTTTACGAGTACGGCACTTCAACAGCTGCGACAAAAATCGCTGCGTACTACCGCACTGCAGACGGCACAGAGGCAGCGACTGAAACGATCACTTGGGCGACAGGCGCAGACGCTGGTGGAGCATGGTACCTCAACTTAAAGCATACGACTGGAGCGCCATTCATCGCAGCAGTTGGTGCGCAAGTTGGCTCAGCAACGTCGTTAGCATTGTCTGCAGCGACAGCGCCAATCGCTGGCTGTCTACTCATCTCGCATGTGTCGTACGATGGTGGAGACTGCACAGGGTTTACAATCACTGACTCTGCGAGCCAATGGTCTGGTAAGACTGTCAACTCTCTGTTCGATACGATGACTCCAACTGCGTGGAGTGGTGCATGGGCGACAACTAACTTAGCTGTTGATAGCGCATACGTTGCTGGCGCAACTTGGCATGTGTCGCCAGCTGATGGCATCGCCGCAGTGACTATCGGTGTTCGACCCGGCTTAACTTCGATAGAGATTCCTAAGTTCCCTCATACAGCAAATGTCAAGACGCCTTCGTATAAGATCGCGATGACGACAACTGCTGACACGCATTCGTCGACTCAAAACTTTCCTCAAGCGACTGACAACCGGCCAAACGACAATAAGATCGCACCAACGTTGTCAGTCTCAAGGAGTCTTCCTGTCGGTGTGCCATGGGAGCTGCCACCGATTATCACTGACGCTGCCCTCTCTGTCGGGTACAACCTTGTCGCTGGAGTGTCTGAATCTGGTGTGATGTCAGCGTCTGGGTACGCTTCTAACTCACAGCAGACAGCGCTTGACGGATTAACAAGCATCAAGAGCGCTAGTGTAGGGTACGACTTCTCGTTGTACTTGCCCATCGCTGGCAACCTCACAATTGTCGGATCGCAGACGTACGTTACGCAAGCGCAATTAGACACGATCGACCCTTCAACGATTGTCGACTATGCTGGTGTATACGGATCTGGCTTCATCTGCTTACTTGACGACGGCACAATCGTTGGGTTCGATTCTAACATCACCGCGAAAGCATGGACTGGCATTCAAGCGATTGGTCGTTCGCAGACGTTCTTCTCAGTCTTATTCAACGACGGCACTCTTGACTGGGTGAAGCCGTTCACTCTGGCAGGGAACTCTCCGCAAGGTTCTATCAGCACTGACATCTTGACATGGACTGACGTCGAGCTCTTTGCGATAGGCTACACAGTCGCCATGGCAAAGAAGACTGACGGTACGTTCTACCTCAGCTCTGTGCCATCGTTAACGATCCCAACTGCTTGGGAGTCTGCTGACGTCATCGATATCGCGACAACTGCGAACTGCGCATTCATCCTTAAGTCAAGCGGTACTGTCGACTACATCGGCACCGGGTACTACGATGTGTCAAGTTGCTTAGACTGGAGAGACATTGTCCAGATCGAGACCAGCACAGCGTTTGACTACATCGTTGGCATGGACAAGTGGGGACGTCTTTTCAAAGCAGGCAACACGCAGTTCTCTGCGCCGATCATCGACGCATGGAAGCTGAAAAGCATCGCGAATCCTCAACCTACTGCGCCATGGCAAGACCAGTCTTTGATGGTGAAGACTCGCCCTTCTGCGATGTACGCCGAAGGTGTGATGATCTACATCAACAGAGACGGGACAGTCGGATCTTGTGGATCTCCGACAAACGGAGAGTTCACAAACATCGGGTCATGGGCCGACATGTTCCAAGTCGACTTGGGCTTCAGACACTCTGTTGGCCTTGACAAATGGGGCGATGTGTTCACATCTGGCACAGACACTTCCGGGTCAGTCACTACAGCAGCGACCTGGACGGGCATCAAAGAGATCCGTGCAGGGTATCAAAACACATTCGGCATAAAAGCGAACGGTGATGGCATCGCAGTAGGTTACGATGGGTACGGTCAAGTCACAGCAGCAAACACTTGGACAGACCTCATTGACATTGCTGGCGGTCAGTACTTTGCTGTCGGTCTGAAGTCAGACGGCACATGCTACTGGGCTGGACTCAATGCCTACTCTTCACAATCGATGATCGGCGCATGGACCGACGTTGTGTCGATCAATATGAAGCTAAACAGCATCGTTGCAGTTCGATCAGACGGTACATGCTACCACGCTGGGTACGATCAGTACAGCAAACGTTCGACAGTGCTTGCATTGACAGACGTAAAGAGGATCTTTGTTGGTACGACAGGGTTGTTTCTTGCTGTGTTCAATGATGGCACTGCGCAAGGATCTAGCTCAGCAGCAGCATACAACGATCTTGCTGCAAGTTGGACAGGTGTAGAGTGGGGAGCCATTGGCACGAACTACTTCTACACTGGGTTCGACCCGATCAATTCTGCGCGGTTTGTCGCCTCAACGTCTTATCCGTGTATTACCGCGAATGTCGACGAGAAAGCTCCTCTCGGACTTGGGACTCCAAAGACGCAGTACGTGCTTGGTCCGACAGTCGCGCGCACTTACGTAGTTGGGTCTGGTGTAGCAGAGGTCGCTGGTACAGTTTTCCAGACGTTCTCTAGGACGCAATCGACACCGACACCGTTCTACGTACTGGTCGTCACAGACGTAGAGGTGCCAACGTATTCGCAGACAGCAAATGCGCATGCTGGGCAAGACTCTGGCTTCGGTGCGACAGTTTCTCATACTGCTACAAAGAGCCCTGCAATCGCACCGTACTACTTATCTGCGCCAACGTTTAGTCGTGCACATGTTCTTGGTAACGCTATCAACTTCAAGACGAGGAGTTGGTTTGATGGGTCACTGAAGACAGGCACTTTTGAAGATGCCAGTGAGTCCTCTATTTCGCCAAAGTCGATCGACATTCAGTACTCAAAAGGTGGGATGTACGGCTACATAGCAGTGTCGTTGCCTGCTGTCGAAGGACTTGCGTTCTTAGCTTCTTGCACGTTGCCACTCTCGTTCAAAGTTGATGGTGTAGCAGTCGTTGAGATTGACTCTTACGAGACAGTGCTGTCAGAAGGCAGAACGACATCGCTAGTCTTGACGTCAAGAGACTTCGCAACAGCAAGATTTCCGACTACGGTCATTACGCAAATTCCAAAGTCTGTCGTGTCGTTTACAAAAGCGTTCTCAATCACTCTGTTCGATGCGTACGACATCATCCCTGGCGACATCGTTGAAGCAGGCAATCTTCCGCCGTTCGTTGTAACGTCAGCAAACCACCACGTCGACCATGAAAACACTCGGAGCATCTTGTATGGGTAAAGCGATAATCGTCAGTCATTTGGGAAGCGCAAAGTACGAGGTTGACGTTGTACGAACTAGCGCAAGAGAAGCTTCTTACATAAAGATCCTCGTCAAAGAAGCTGCTGAAGTACGTGCTGGGTTGCCAGCGCTACTGGCTCGAGCGTTAGCATCAAAGTCAACTGTCGACAATGCAAAGATCGCCTTAGACAACGAGAAGACTTCGATCGGAACGTATATTAGTGCGTTGTCAAACTACGAAGTAGATCAAACTGCGTATTTAGCGATGCTGGCTCGTGCGCAAGACTTGGAAAACACTGCTGCAGAAAGAGCAAAAGAGTTGCTTCCGAGACGCACAACAGCTTGGTGCTCGACTTACAATGTGTCGTTGCCAGTTGGAAAAGAGATCGGCACGATAGAGGTCGCGAATCAAGCTGACCAGTACCCTTTCATAGTGCTGCAGCCAGAAGGCGCGAAACCGGTCGCATCAGACGGTTGTTTGCGAACCATCAAGAGCATGACTCCTGCGCAAGCGTTCTACAACTACGCATTAGCGCCGGGCATTGCTAGATGGCGACCACGATATCGGTCTGGCTTAGTAACAGACGTTAATCTTGAAGCTAAGACGTTAGAAGTGTGGCTCGATACACCGACAGTCGCTGGCATCTACATTCATGACGAACCATCAACTGTGAATCTTCCTTACGGTGCAGCCTGCTCAACGTCCTCGATACCGATCTACCAAGTAATGGACAAAGTCATTGTGCAGTTCAATTCGACAACGCACAAAGCAGAGTCAGTCATTGGGTGGGCAGAATGGCCAAGAGAGTTTGGTTGCAACCCTTCGATAAGGTTTGGCACTCAAACCTACTACCAAGGCGCAGGCGGTTACACCAACTCTAACGCTGACTGGGAGAATTCTGGTCGGCACATGGTTGTTGCAGTGTCGTTTCCAATCGAAGAGGTCGATGCTTACAACGCAATCAACGAAGGATGCTTTTCTTTCACTGGCGCATCGATGGTGTTTGCTGGCAAAGAAGACATGTCAAGGACCATCAGTTTCTGGGTTGACACGGCACCACTGCCGAAGATACCACCTCTCGACTACTTCGTACGTCCTCCTGGGCGCATCAACGTAAAGATGCTTAACCCACTGACGGGCGAGATCATAGCTTCGACATTGAGCATTTCAATGTCGACATTATGGGCATCAGACGAGACTGCTTGGGGAATGGAGTTTGCGTTCTTGGGGTTTGGTGCTAACAACAAGCTTGGCGCAGGATTTTTGAAAGCGTTCGCACCAGAATGCTTCGGTGATGTTGGCGCAGAATGGACGTACTCAGCAAGTTGTGTGGCAAAGGTCTACTCAAATGGTGCCCTTGTCAAGTCAGTGCAAGGCAGTTTCAATCCGGAGAGCGGCTACTGCTCGCTAGGAGATGCTGACAACCTTGCGTTCACAACAGAAGACTACGCTTCCCTTCCGGCAGTGTTCTATATCGAGGGCGTCATAGAGCTGACAGCTTCGTACACCGTGTCGAAACCATCGTGGTCAGGTAGCTCTGTGCAAGAGCTTCGTATTGGTCAAACAGTCACCAACCCTACAAAATAATGGAGCCAAAATGTACACGTTTGGTGTGAAGTCAACGACTGTCCTTGGGACTCTTCATGAAGATCTGCAAGTCTTGATGAAAGAAGTCTTGAAGTACAAGAACGTCTCGTTGCTCGAAGGGTATCGTCCGAACGAACGTCAGCAGCAATTGCTTGACGAAGGCAAGACAAAGGTTGGGCCCGGAAAGTCAAAGCACAATTTGTACCCTTCAGAAGCTGTAGACCAGATCCCATACCCGTTCTCAGAAAAAGACTGGGAAGATCGTGACAAGTTTCATCTGCACGCAGGGTTTGTCTTGGGCGTGGCAGCGAGGCTAAAGGGCGAGGGTAAGATGTCGCGAGACGTTCGCTGGGGAGGCGATTGGGACAAAGATTGGGGAGCTTCTGACAACGAGTTCGATGACTTTCCTCATATCGAGTTGCTATAATTTTTGAGTACCATTGCTGCAACCACTAGTATATAATGATCTTAATAGCGCTTGGAGAGACCTTTTGACCGAAAAGAGGCCTTGACCCTCGGAAAGCGGATTCACCAGATGACTTCTGGTTAACAATTAGTCGGCTACCTATAGGATCCTATTGGTTCTTTTTTCAGTAAAATTTTACGCACGGAGAACTTGATGGCAGACTTCATAACGCAACATCCGAATTTTGCTTACATACTGTTGACGCTAATGGGTGGCCTTGCGCTATACTTTTACCGCGGCAACGAGAACAAAGCCGCGATGTTGATTGCAGGAAAACTCGACATGATAGCGGAGAAACTAGATGTTCTTTTCGAAAAAGACAGGGACAGGTCAGCGCGTATCTCGCAGTTGGAAACGGCACTTGCTAAGCAAGTTCAGCGTTGTGACGATCGAGCGCATACGTGCTCTAGAAAAGCGCCTTGACGAGCACATCGAAGAAGCTCCCACTTCGAATGTCTTGTGCGCAAAAAACTGCTTGCTAAGACAACTCTTGCGAGAGAGGAAGAACTCTGATGAGCTTTGACCCATTCACAGCAGCGTTTGATCTTGGCAAAATAGCTATCGAAAAGATCTGGCCTGACGCTGACAAACGCGCAGAAGAGATGCGTAAGCTTGAGGAGCTAAAGCAAACAGGCGACCTCGCACAGCTCAATGCGCATGTCCAGCTTATGCTTGGGCAGATCAATGTCAATCTAAAAGAAGCCGAACACAAGTCATTGTTTGTCGCTGGGTGGCGCCCTTTCGTTGGGTGGGTAGGAGGGTTTGGCTTGTTATGGGCAGTCATCATCTACCCTACAGTCTCGTGGGTGTGGTCATGGGTACGACCTACTTATGTCGACGCGCTTGGCGCAGTGCAGTTAGTGCCGATGCCACCCGCTATTGACGTTGGTATCCTCGTTACAGTCCTAATGGGTATGCTTGGCATCGGCGCTATGAGGTCTTTTGATAAGCAGGCAGGCACTGCCACAAACTCCCTAAGCAAAAAGTAAAGGAGACTCGGGATGTCGTTAAAGTCGCATCAGCTACGTTTTGTCGCAGGAGATACTCTGCCATCACTCATCGGCACGTTGACAGAAGACAACGGCGACCCGATCAATTTGACAGGCTGCGAAGTTGCACTGCACATAAAGTACAAGACGCCGTTAGAAAAAGCTGCTGTCATCTACGGTCCTCCTACTGATGGCAAGTACTTCATCGAATGGGAACCCACTGATCTTGTCGAAGGGACGTGGTTGTACGAAGTGCAAGTGACCGACGCAAGTGGGAAAGTCAGGACATGGAATCGTGACGACGAGAGCGATAAGCTTATCGAGTTTGTCATTGATGAAGAGGTCGCGTAATGAGAATGACGATAGAGCAGGTGAACGCTGACCTTACTGTAGTCGGGCAAAAGCTGACGTTGACAGTTTTGGGTGGGTCAATTACTGCGACTGGCGACCCAGTTGGAACTGCCGCAGCGTTGGATGCGCAACATCTGCTTGACTTCGAGCATACCAAAATTGCTGACATTGACGGTAAAGAGGAAGTAGGCGTTGCTGCAGCAGCAGACACTGCGCACGTTGTCTCAGACCACAGCAATGACACTGGTAACGTAAACAGGGCAAACTCTGTCGTTTCGTTCGTCAATGCTACTCGAACGTTTACGATCAGTCCTCTCTCTGGAGCATTCACGATAAAGCACAAGGGCGTCGACTTCGTTATTTCAGTGCCACAGAGCGTTGTTATTCCCAACACTGTCGGTACGCACTTTATCTACTTCGTTGACGGCGTGCTTACGACTAGCACAGAGCCGTGGGACATCAACGGCGACCGGGTTTTCGTTCACACTATCAACTGGAACGGAACGATTGGAGCGCCTGGCGAAGAGCGCCATGGCCTTCGAGATCTCGCTTGGCACGACAACCACCACCACACAGTCGGCACAATGTACCAATCTGGGTTGGACTTAATCTACCCGAACCAAGCTAACGACTTACTGCTGTCGTTCGGTTCTGGAACACTCTTTGACGAGGATCTCCAGTTGACCTTGCCACCCTCTACACGCTGTAGACTGTGGCGTGAGGTCTCTGCAGGGCAGCTCTCTTTCGTTAACGGTCAAGACAACGACGGTACGCACGATTTTCCAGTGTTCTGGAATCCATCGACGACACAAGTGCAGTACAACAGGTTGAGCGACTACAGCCTACAAGATGTCGCTAATAATGGCTATGTTTGCTACTTTTACTATGGGTCGAACGACACAGAGATCCCTATCTACGTTCTAGCTCCCACGCTTACTGCACCATTCAACACGTCGAACGACGCGAGGAGATCGCCTCCAGTTGCTTCGTTCTCTCCTGAATTGAAACTACTGTACCGCGTTATCTTCAACGGCAGCGGCTCTTTCGTAGAGGCTGAGGACTTCAGATCATCTTCAGCGCTTCCTGGAGGAGGCACAGCATCGACCACTGCTGGCGCCGTGTCTCTGACACCATCAGCTGGGCTTAGCTCGACGACTGTGCAAAGTGGGATCGATGTTCTTGCGTCACGAGTATCGTTCGACGCAGTCAGTGGAATTCTGAACATAACGAACGGCGCTGACGTCGTTTTTTCAATCGAAACGGCCGTGGAAGTTATCACGACAGAGTCGGGTCTTGATATTCTGCTGGAAGACAGTTCCGAACTATTACTCTAGGAGTTCTATTTATGCCAAAGATCAGTGAAATAACAGAGGCTATCGCCATCGCCGACGACGATCTGTTCGTCATAGTTAACGCTGCCACTGGCGAAAGTCGACGGATTAAAAAGTCGAACGTGGTTCCTCTTCTAGTCGCAGGGGCCGGCATCGTTATCGACGACACAGACTCACAGAATATACTCATTTCCAAGACGCCCCGGGTTATTGCTACGTTTGACAGCAGCTCCTTAGGCGGCACTTTTAGCGTGGACGTCGATGTGTACAGAATAGGCAATTCTGGGTCTACGTTCTTTCTTCCTGAGCTTGCTTCTTGCCCTGGTAAAGAGTTCACAGTGCACTGTTATGAAGCTGCAGGCACTGCTGCAATTTTACAGGCATATGGTACAGACATGTTTCCACTTGGATACAGCTCAATAAGCTTATTCCCAATGGTAAATGGGCTCACATTTAAGCTGCTAAATACTGGGGTAGAATGGGCAATTCTTGGCGGTACTGCAGGCTGGTGGGACTAACCCATGAAAAATAGACTCTACGGAAAACCGATATTCGAAGGTCTAGCGGGAAAGCGCGGTTACCCGTTGATAACAACAACGGGAGAACTCAAAGTCCCCAACCACCCAACCTCTTTCCCTGTAGTAGACCCGTCAGGGAATGCTGATTATTTGACGCTTGGCGAAGCGTTCGCAGATGGACACACCGAACTGCACCTCGTAGATGGCATACACAGAGTCACAGCAGACCACACCTTCGACTATGTTGCAGGGATAAAAAACTTCGCTTTGATTGGTTCCTCGGAGCGCACGATAGTTGACATGGGTGAATTCTGTTTCAAGTTTATCGACTCCTCCAGAACCGGATTTGCGTTTCTAGAATTCCGAGACGCAAAAGCTGGGGACATGCACATTTTTGGTGACGGAGCCGACTTTACACAGTACGTCAAAAAAGGGGACTGGATAAAAACAGATGGTGTATACACTGAAATCTGCCATGTCGTTAGCCCTACATGCCTTAAATTAGCTCGACCACTTAGCTGCGACGTGTCGGCATTGAGTATCAATATTGAACGTTGTCTGGAGTCCTTCACGCTAAAAGATATTCAGTTTCGGAAAAATGGGTTTCCTGAGGGCTATACGTATCCGGCACATAGTGAAGTATTCGTTTGGCGCGGCAACAGTATAGATTGGAAGGGGACTCCCTTTGGTCCTATGCGTATTATCGGAGAGAACATAACCTTCGACCTCGGACGAGATAATTGTCTATTCTACGATGAAACAGGAACTTCGTGGGATATATCGAACTTAAAAAGCGCTAACGTAGGTCAAAATACACAAGTTTACATGCCGCTGCACAGCATCGCACGTGGCTGGGACGTGGACTACGTACACGCTGGTCCACAGAACACTTTCATGTCGTGCATAATCCGCGGCACGACGATGAACACCATCCAAGGAGAACTTTACGCTTGCGTCTTTATTGCGTGCAGCTTCACAGGGTTAACCGCGGCACAAATAGCTGACTACGGCCAACCGAGCTTTTTATCGTGCAAAGCAAAAGACGTTGGCGTAAATTCGCTGTCGTTCCCTGCAACACTCGAAGACATGCAGAGCAGGTACGTGGCAGGCAAGTTTATTTCTCCTGATGTTCTGCGGCAGTACAACGAGTGGCAGCGTGAAGTGATTTATTTAGGCGAGGTCAGTGGGAACAATGTACTAAATATGGAGTACAAGGAGGCGCTGTTCTGCGCAGCATCCTTAAACTCTTCAAACATTGCGACACAATTCAGCATCGACTCTACTCCTAATTCCGCTTTCGTGGTTGTCCTAGACTTAGCAGTTGGAGCCGTCGTGCCTAATCTGACGTTCTACGGCGCAACCCCTGCGCCAGTTCTATTCCCGAACACCAACTATAGGCTGACTTGGACGAGCAATCTTTTAACTGGGGCGTACTGGTTGCAAGTGGCGGAGCTTCCGTAATGATTGAAGCCTTATTCCACTCTATACAAATGCAGATGGCGCAGAGCTCAGAGCCTAAAACTGTTTTTCTCCTAAATGGTGAAAGCACTGTGGATTTAGCAGGGGGCGCTGTTTTCACTGCAGATGCTAATGGAATGCTCGCGTGGGCAGTGACAGAAGACCTCACGTTCGGGCACTGCTTCACCAACGCCGGCCCGTTTAACAACCTGGGGTATTGGACTTTAAGCACTGAAGAATTCCTTGATCCCTCACGAAAGAATTGGACTTTTGAGTGCCGCGCAAAGTCGAGTAGTACGTCGTTCCAGAAATATCTCGAACTTCGGAATGGGATATCTCCTGAAAGCGCTATCCTTTACGTCTGCAACTATTACTCCGACCAAAATGTAGCTGCGGCATACACAGCAGCGGGCCAAGTTGTAGCTTCATACCAAGGCCCACGTGTAGCAGATCAGTGGTACCACTTCGCTGTGTCGTGCGAGTTCATACCGTCTGGAAATTATTACTGCGTGCGGTTCTTTCAAGATGGTGTATTAAAAACGACCTACGTTAGGTCTTGGTTTATAGCGCCTTTCGACAGGATACACGTGGCGCATGGGTTAGAAACCTTTGTCGACGAAGTAAGGCTTTCGAGAGTGTGCAGATATAAGGTAAACTTCACACCCCCAACGGCGTCTTTTGAGTTAGATTAGGAGGACTTGTGGACTACTTTAGCAGAAAAACAGAGACAGGCTTTGGCATCGCGGAAAAAGCGATGTTTCCCCTTGTCGTAAATGGCAAGGATTCGCGCGTTCTTCGTAGCCTCGAAGATAAAGACCTCGAAGAACTGCAGTGGGTAAAAGTAACAGTTCCACGAGAACTCACAGACGGAGAATCATTCGGCCCAGTTTATGAAGTAGATGGAGTGTGCTTTGCTGACATCATACCTGCAGATCCTATGATGCTCGAAGAGTTTAAGTCGATGAATATCGTTGGTGATGTCGACAGACTTTGGAAAGCGGCGCACGATCTCGAAACCGCGAGGATTTCGGGCGTCGCTGTTGGTCTGCTGACCATAGGCGTTATGATGCAAAAGCCTAAGGCGCTTGAAGTATCCGCTTGGTCTGGAAGTCTTTGGGCAGAGTACTACACACGTAAGGCTGCTGTTATCGCTGGCGCTGCACCTGACTGCGACTTCTCGGCGTTCGACAACATGCCGCACGACGTTCCTGCGTTACGCGAAGAACTGGGAATGTAGGCAATGATTCGCAAGCGAAAGTACCCGTATTGGTTGAACTTGCTGATTGCGGTTGACCAGCTTTTTAGTGCTTCCGCAGGTTGGGACTGCGATGTGACTTACAGCGCAGTGCTAGGAGAAAAGCTGGTCGAGAAGGGAACCAAAGCACTAAAGTGGTTCCCTAGGCCATTGGAAGCGTTGCTTCAAAGATTGCTCGACAGAATGGAAAAAGATCACTGCCGCAAATCGTACTTGACAGAACTACGTCTTGCAGAGTTGCGGTTAATGCTGTAGAAGAGTTTCTCCCACTTGCTATTGCGCTGTCAGATGTCCTCGCCCTTCGCCTGACAGCGCTATTTTTTAGCCTCCGTCTTGCGACGACTGTAGTTTTCGTACGATACGACCAATACGATTCGACATCAGCTGCTTAGAATTGATCTCTGACGCAGGCAGACCGTCAACGAAGTACTTGTAGAGGTCGTCGACTGTCGATTTCTTCATTCTTGTCTTAGCCGTCAGCTCGTAGAACTTTTCGGCGCATAATTTGCCTCTGTATTGCAGATATTTGCCCATTGTGAGTCCTTTTAGGTAATGATTACGAGGTTGACTCCAGATATCGCCAGTCTTGAACCAATAGGATCCTATTGGTTACCTTCAAATAGTTAATCTGGGGTCAACCTCGTAACCCATTTCTCGGGCAAATTCACCTCAAACGGTCAATATTGCCCACTTTGACGTTCTTTGTTCTTTTTGAATACTTTGTCGTACTCCGTGTCAATGTTCTGCGCATTTAACCCTGACACAAGCAAAATGTTTGACAAGAAGCAAAGACAGTCGACAGCTTCGCCTCTTGTCTCGTCTGTTGGGACGAACTTCTTCTCTAACAACGTTTTGTGCCGTACACTCCATGGCTTGTGGATCGCCCTATCGCCATCTGACAGCTCAAGAAGGAGCTCTTCGATTTCGCCATCGAGGAACCTCTTCATCTTCAAGATGTACTCGTACACTTCACCAACAGTCATCTCGCCGAGATCGACCTTCCCTGGGTCTAGCATGTCGTAGTGGCTTAGAGTTGAGTAGGCGCTTTGTAGCTCTGCTTGCTTTGCGATGATTGATTTCATAAGTAGTTGAACTCCGCTAAGAGAGCATCTCGAATGGCGATGTACTGGTCACCGCCGCGCATTTCTTGACGCATTTGATCTCGCATGAACCATGACAAGCGGTAGTCGTAGATGTCGTTCTTCGGTTCTGGGCGATAGAAGTTAGACGAACGTCCGCCAATTGAAGTCTCAATTGCGAACCTGTCTGGAGACCGTAGGTCGATCTTGTCTTTCAGTAATGGGTAGAGCTTACAGACTTCCAACCACACTTTGATCGCAAAGATGTTCATCGTCTCTGGCTCGATCGACTCATCTTTGCGTTGCCCAACAAACGCCATGATAGCTTTGAGGTCGCCAGAAAAGTAGTAGTAGTTCGATGTGCAACGAGGCATGACAGTCCGAGGATCAAGAATGGGCATCTCTGTGTCGTCCATCATGTCAGCGTAAAGTTGCTTCGCGTCTTTCATCAAATTGTGAAACCGCTGCAAGTACTTGCTGTTGGCAATCGACGGCTTGACAAGAACGTCATCATGCCGCATATCGCGGTCGCCAGTACCAGACGCAGAGAACGACAACGTCCTATGACGAATCAGATGACAAACGTCAGAGAGGTCGATGCCCTTTACGAGGAAAGTCAATTTGATCGACTCCATCGCAGTTGGGAGTAGGTAGCCAGCAAAGAGGTCTTTGAGAACTTGCTCACGTTCTTCGTCAGTGAACGAAGTCTTTGGCTTGTCTTCCCAAGTGCCAGATGTGAACTCTGGGATGTAGCTCTTCAGATCTGCGAGCGATGGCGCATGAAGAAGTTTGACTTCGACAGCGTCAAGACCATTGACGTACTTCGTCATTGGCGTCTCGCCTGGCTTAATGTCGACCAGAAACGGATGGTCAGGCAGGTCTTTGTTGATCGGCATTGTTCATCTCCTTGCAGTGCTGCTCGATAAGTCGAGAGTACCCCGACAGGTCATGCCAAGAGTCTTCGTGTCTTGGTGATACGAAAAGTCTGTGCAGCTTCAAAAACGCATAGCTGAGATGCACACGGTCGATCTCTGGCATCTCAATGCCGTGCTCCATGCGATAGCGGTTCTTCGCGATCGTCATCATGTCTGCGATTGATTCGCAACCGAGAGGGAAGTCACCGTAGAATTCACCTCGTTGGCTTAGTGTGTCTTCAACGCTCATACTGCGATAGCTCCTCTTCGAAGACCCTGACTCGTTCAGCAGACCCAGCCAAGACCGACAACATGTAGCCCTGATTGCCAAGCGACACCTCATGAATTGCGTACTGATGACATTGCATTGCGTCAGCCATCTTGACGAACATCGCTTCTACCGAATCGCCAGCAAAGCCGAGGATGCCTTCTTGCACAGTCTTTGGCATCCGCATAGCGAGCTCTTTCTCTGCGATGTCAAGCATATT